CAAAAAAACTTAATACAGAATATAAGTTAAAAATTACTTCACTTGATTCTGTAATTATAAAACAAGATTTATTTATTTTAGACTTAAACAATATTATAGATGTTAATAAAAAAATAATGTCTAGTGACTCACTACAAATATCTTTGCTTGAGGATCAAAAAAGATTACTAAACGATAATATTAAGCTATACCGCAAAGAGCTTGATAGAAGAGATAGGTGGTGGAATTCAAGAGCAGCAGGAATAGTTTTTGGTGCAATTGGTACTATCGCAATAATACATGTTATAGACTATAGTTTACCGTAATAAGTTGGAAATATAATATTATTTCCGTATATTTATATATGTAGGTGAACTATATATGGCTAAATCATTAAAAGACGTAATAAAATTAGAATTTTCAAAATGTGCAAAAGATCCTGTACATTTTATGAGAAAGTATTGTTTTATTCAACATCCACATAGAGGTAAAATTAAATTTAATCTTTACCCTTTTCAAGAAAAAACATTAACTGAGCTCCGAAATCATGATTACAGTGTAATACTGAAATCTCGTCAGTTAGGTATATCAACACTATCAGCTGGTTATTCCTTATGGATGATGTTATTTCATCAAGATAAGAATATATTAGTAATTGCTACAAAGCAGGAAGTAGCAAAAAATCTTGTTACCAAGGTTAGGGTAATGCATGATAGTTTACCAGGATGGTTAAAAGGTAATTGTGTTGAAGATAATAAGCTATCTTTAAGATTTTCAAATGGATCGCAAATAAAAGCTGTTTCAAGTTCTGGTGACGCAGGTAGATCTGAAGCACTATCATTATTAATAATAGATGAAGCTGCATTCGTAGATCAAATTGATGAAATTTGGGCGTCTGCTCAACAAACACTAGCTACTGGAGGAGGAGCAATAGTTCTATCAACTCCTAACGGTACAGGAAACTTCTTTCACAAAACATGGGTAGGAGCAGAAGCAGGGACTAATGGATTTAATCCAATAAAACTCCACTGGACACTCCATCCAGACAGAGAGCAAGAATGGAGAGATAAACAAGATCAACTATTAGGTGAAAAAATGGCCGCTCAGGAATGTGACTGTGACTTTATAACTTCTGGTTATACAGTAGTTGATGGTACAACACTCCAATGGTATTTAGAAAATCAAGTTCAGGAACCTATTGAAAAACGAGGATTCGATGGCAATTACTGGTTATGGGAGTATCCAGATTATTCTAGAGATTATATGATAGCAGCCGATGTCGCTAGAGGTGATTCTACGGATTATTCAACATTTCATGTTATAGATGTTGAAACTCTAACACAAGTAGCTGAGTATAGAGGTCACTTACCTACTAAGGATTATGGTAATATGCTAGTAAACGCAGCAACTGAATGGAACAATGCATTACTAGTAATTGAGAATGCAAATGTGGGATGGGCAGCTATCCAACCAGCAGTTGATAGAGATTATCCAAACCTATTCTACTCATCATCTGACCTGTCCGTAGTAGATACTGGTCAACAATTAAAAAAACGATACGACTTAAAAACAAAAGATAAGATGGTTCCTGGATTTACGACTACTTCGAAGACGAGACCACTAATTATATCAAAGCTAGATACCTATTTTCGGGAGAAGGCATGTATTGTTCGGTCGAAACGATTGATCGACGAATTATTTGTTTTTGTTTGGAAAGGTAGTAAAGCTCAAGCACAAGGTGGTTATAATGATGACCTTGTAATGGCATACAGTATCGGTATGTGGGTAAGAGATACAGCACTTATGTTAAGACAAAAAGGAATGGATTTAACAAAAAGTGCATTAAATAATATATCAGTGAATCGAGGACCGGGTGTTTATACAAATAATGCACCTTCTAATAATCCTTGGGTTCAAAAAGGACCAAAAGGGGATCAAGATCTCACTTGGTTAATATAATAAAGGTTATACAAAGAGGAATAAATTATGGCAGATAAATCAATATTTTCGAGACTGAAAAAACTATTTTCTAGTAACGTAGTAGTAAGAAACGTTGGTGGAAGAAGGTTAAAAGTTAAAGATACATCTAGATTGCAATCGGTTGGTAATGCAGTTACTATGGGTGTAGATAGATTTCAAAAAGCGCGAAAATCAAACATAAATTTTGGATATGGAACACCAGCTCAACAAAATTTTACATATCAAAAAAATGAGTTATATACTGACTATGAGACAATGGATACAGATGCAATTATATCTTCAGCTTTAGATATTTATGCAGATGAATCTACAATGAAAAACGAATTTGGTCAAGTATTAACAATCACTTGTCAAAACGAAAACGTACAGAAAATTCTTCATAATTTATTTTATGATGTATGTAATATTGAATTTAATTTATGGCCGTGGATTCGTAATATGTGTAAGTACGGTGACTTATTCTTAAAATTAGATATAGCAGAAAAGTATGGAGTAGTGAATGTTGTACCACTATCATCATATGAAATGCAAAGAGAGGAAGGTGAAGATCCTGAAGATCCGTATAAAGTAGTATTCAAGCAAGATGGCGGAACAGGTCAGTTTGATTATGCAAATTTTGAAATAGCTCATTTTAGATTATTAAGTGATGCTAACTTTTTACCGTATGGTAAGTCAATGGTAGAGCCTGCAAGAAAAACTTGGAAGCAATTAACTATGATGGAAGATGCAATGATGATTCATAGGATTATGAGAGCTCCAGAAAAGAGAATTTTTAAGATAGATGTTGGAAATATTCCACCTAATGAAGTTGATTCATATATGCAAGCTATTATTGATAAGATGAAAAAGGTACCTTATGTAGATCAAACTACAGGAGAATACAATCTTAAATTTAATATGCAAAATATGATGGAAGATTTTTATCTACCAACTAGAGGTGGTGAATCAGGAACAGGTATAGAATCAGTTCAAGGATTAGATTTTAATGCAATCGATGATATTGAGTATCTAAAAAACAAAATGATGTCAGCATTACGAGTACCAAAAGCATTCCTAGGGTACGATGAACAGGTAGAAGGTAAAGCAACATTAGCGGCAGAGGATATTAGATTTGCAAGAACGATTGAAAGAATTCAAAAAATAGCAATATCAGAATTAACTAAGATTGCAATAGTACATCTATATACTCAAGGATTTAAGGATGAAGATTTAGTTGATTTCTCTTTGGAATTAACAACTCCATCTACTGTATATGAGCAAGAGAAAATTTCAATCTGGCAAGAAAAGATAAGATTAGCTACTGATATTCAATCTTCTAAATTATTATCTGATGAATGGATATATGAAAATATTCTAAACATGGGTGACCAAGCTTGGAACGCTGAAAGAGAAAACGTTATTGCAGACCTTAAACTTAAATTTAGACAATCTCAAATTGAACAAGAAGGAAATGATCCATCAAAAACTTTAAGATCATTTGGTACACCGCATGATCTTGCAACAGCTGGTCAACAATCATATGATGAAGAGAGTGATGAACCAGTTGGAAGACCTGATATTGGAATGAAATATAAAACAACTGAACACCCAGGAGGTCAAGATCCAATAGGTGATAAAGATCTAGCAAAAACCTTTAATATATCTAAAGAACCATTAAAGCATAATTTTAGAGGAAATAGTCCATTAGCTAGAGAAGACAAACGACAAAAATATAAAAATGTAATTAAATCACTTCAATCTAAAGTTAAATCAAAAAGTGTTTTGAAAGAAACTTTAAGTGAAGAAAAAAAGCAGTATAACGATAAAGGTGGTCTACTCGACGAAGGCAATATTATTGACGGGAGTATATAATCTTTTTGCAAAACATCATATTTATATATGATAAATACTATGTCTAATGGTGAAAGAAATATGAGCACAATAAAACACTCAAAATTTAAGAATACAGGTATCCTGTTTGAACTACTTGTGAGGCAGGTAGCGTCTGATACGCTATCTAAAGATAATTCAGAAGCTGTCAGAATTATTAAAGAATATTTTTCTAATAAAACTCAACTAGGTAAAGAATTACAACTATATCAAACAATCCTGAAAGAAAAGTTTAATAGCGAATCTCAAGCAAATAGATTCGTTGATGCAGTTTTATCTTCTAGAAAAAAATTAAATAATAGTAAACTTCGACGTGAAAAGTATAACCTTATAAAGGATATTAAAGAACATTACGATATAGACAAGTTTACAAAAGCTCGAATAGATAATTATAGAACTCTAGCGTCTACATTTACTATATTTGAAAATACAACATTACCTCCAGCTGATTCTGTAAAACTAAGATATAATTTAGTGGAAGCAGTAACAGGTAAACGAGCTAATAAGCAAATTAAAAAACAGATAGTATCTGAATATCAACAACAAGATAAAGATATGCAATTGCTATCATATCAAATATTAGTTGATAAGTTCAATGAGAAGTATGGTGATTTATCAGTAAAACAGAAAAAGGTTTTACGTGAATATATAAACAACGTTTCTAACACAAACAATCTGAAAGAACTTATATCATCTGAAGTGCCACATATTAAACGCACACTTCGAAACAAGATGAGATCTATAAAAGATCCAGTTGTTCGAATCAAACTTAAAGAGGTAGCTAAACAAGCAACTGCTTTGGGTAAACGAAATGTTATCAAAGATCAAGAAGTATTATCTTTAATGAGATTCTACGAGTTAATCAAAGAACTTAAAAATATTAAATAAGGGATAGGATATGCGATTCGATATAAAAAAGTGGCAAGACAAACACCTTATCGAGGAATCTAAACTTAAAAAAGAAATAGATTTCAAATCTCAAAAGGCTTTTCAAAAGTACGATGCTAAACATAAAATGCGTCCAACCACTAAAGTAACTATCGGTGGTAAAACTACAACAGCAGGTGATGCAGGTGGAGGTAAAAAATCAGCTCCTGTTGATAAAAAGGCAACCAAGCCTAAAAAAGCAGGTGATGATTACGAAGCTACATATGCTAAAGCAGCTAAAAAATATACAGATAAAAAGGTAGCTGCAGTAGCAAAAGAATACAATGCTAAACCAGCAACAATAAATCCTAGATCAGGATTATCAGATCAGTCAATAAAGAAAATACAAAAAAATATGCGTGGGGAACTATACAAAAATGATTATGATAAGTATGATAAGGAATGGTTAAATCATAAGCTTAATGTTCAAGGTCCTGAAAATCCAGGAGGTACCTTCGAACGATATGATTTTATGCCACACGATTTTTCTGGATCCGAATCGTCTGCAGAAGGGATACTCACTGGTTTAGATACATTGATGAATCAATCATCTCTTGAACGACCATATATTCATAATACATTCAGTCAAATGACAAAAAAACAAGCTCACGCTGGTCTAGATGCTCTAAAAAAGAAATATTCTTATGATGAAGATAAGATGGTTAAGAGCTCTCGTGATCCTGAAACTGGTGAGTATATACCAGCTAATAAACATTGGAGAAATCATTTTGAAACAAACTTTGGAAAAGTTAAACGGTATGAAAGAGCTTTAGAAGAGTTTGAAACTCCATTGGAACCAGAGGGAATAAAACACTACTCTGACAAAATTAAAAAAGCAAAAAGACCTGATTTTATGGCAATGGCAGTATCAGGTGCTGGTAAATATAAATCGTCAGAAACTTCAGAATCTGTAAAAATCCAAGAAGCAAGGGTATATGAATCTATTCAAGAATTAAGAGGTTTAGAAAAATAATGGAATCATATATTAAAAAAATATTAAACGAGTTAGAAGAATCTCAAGAGGAATTAGATGAGATGAGTGTAACTGGTAATTTAGATGGAGGAGAAGGACCTCCAAAGACTCCATTTGCTTTCGGTAAAGGTCGTAACATGGATAAAAAGAAGACTAAAGACATATCAACAAACAGTACAGGATTTTCTATAGTTAAAGAAAAGCCTAAAAAAGTATTTAAGGGTAACATGGGTGAATCAATATACAAAAAAGTAATGAGTGAAATAAATTATCGCGAATATAAAAAAGATGAAACCATGTCAGCAAAGCAAAAAGTTAACAACTCAATAAAAGAAGTTAATCGAAAGCTTTACGAGATAGAAAGGATAATCCATCAGAATAACAAGTTAAAAACAGAGATGGGTATAACAAGTGAAAACTACTGGAAGTCAACTCGAGCTAAATTTGGTAAAATTAGTGAACGTATGGTACGGGTAGGTCACGCAATGAGAAAACTGGGATCATAAAATGGCAAGACAAGTACTAGTAGATTATATACCATTCCAAGTAACACCGCAACAGATTAACGAATCTATGGCTATCAACAATGGCCGAGTGGTAGTAGAAGGCGTTTTACAAAGATCAGGAGCTAAAAACCAAAACGGTAGAATATATCCAAAAGAAATTTTAGCGCGAGAAGTAGCTAACTATAAAAAAGTTCAAATAGCTGAAAAACGTGCTCTAGGAGAATTAGATCATCCAGAATCATCTGTAGTTAATCTAAATAATGTATCTCATAATGTTTTAGATTGTTGGTGGAAAGGTGATGATGTGATTGGTAAAGTTGAAATCTTAGGAACTCCATCAGGTAATATCCTTAAGGAACTTCTCCAAGCAGGTATACTGCTAGGCATCAGCTCTAGAGGCTTAGGTTCAGTTAGAGAGTTAGATGAAGGTACGGTAGCAGTAGAAGATGATTTTGAACTTATATGTTGGGACTTTGTTTCTAATCCATCAACTCATGGTGCATTTATGAAACCTATTCAAAATGAAGGCGTACTTGCAGAAAATGTAGTTAAAAATAATCAAAGTTATGAAAAAGTTAATACAATAATAAGAGACATCCTTTGTGAAATGAAAGGCTGCTGTCCAGTAGACTAGGGAATAATTATGATTAGAATGGCTAAAATAATACGTGAAAGTAAGCAAGAAGAAAACTATCGAAAACTTGATAAAAAAGAAAGACAGTTAGTCCTTGATGCAGTCAACAAGTTTAACAAGTTTGAGCAACATATATACAGACAAAAAGATGTTCGTGAAGTAGTTGAAGCAATTAAAACTATTAGTGAATATGCTGGCAGATTAGCATTAGATGAAACTGAAGACTGGTTTGATGGAGTAACGGTTAAGAAAGATGTTAAAGAGATTGGAAATGCAGTTAAATTATTTGAAAAAGCAGCAAAAGAAGTCGGTACATTACAACATCGTTTAGAAGCTTTATATGAAGATATAGGTGGTAAATTAAGTCGTTATTATGAAATAGCTGATATCGATAAAACTATACCGTTAGCACCAAATAATTCAAAATAGTTGGTTCCTTAAATAATTTTTCGTATATTTAATATAAATTAAGTAATAAACTAAACTAAATTAAATGGCTTATAGCAGAAATCAAAAACATCGGAATCAATCCGATACCAACACACGAAATCACAATTCCAAAAAGAAACATTTCAAACGAAAAAAACGATTAACTCGAGAAGACTTTCAAATACCTGGTCAACCTCGAGCAGTAAAGGTTCCTGATGGGAATATCGAACAGGCATTAAAACGTTTCAAAAAAATGATGAAACAAACTGATGTTATTACAGAACTTAAAGAAAGAAGAGAGTTTATTAAGCCCTCTAAAAAACGTTATATGGCAAAGAAGAGAGCTGCCGGAATCCAACGTAGTCAGACTAAAAAAGAGATAAGAATGGGTAATAAACGAGTATGGACAGCAATTATTAACGGTCAAGCCCAATAAACTTATAAAAATACATAAAAAATTAAAGAAACCTGACTGGTTTCTTTTTTTTTGCCATATTTATTTCTAGATAAGAATACACTACGCTTAATACAAGCATTCTTTATGTAGTGTGAAAATATAGAAACTAATTACCTATTAAGAATCCTAATATTCTTATTTCCACAAACAAATTTAAGGAGAATAGACAATGAATGATCTATTAAAAGAAGCAATCGCTGATGCTAAAGCTGTTCGAACAACTGCTCTCGCTAACGCTAAACTTGCTCTT